ATATGCAGCCATTGATATTTGACAGTCTGAATTAAATACAGGTACTTTTCCGGAAGGATCCAATCGTTTCATAATTTCTGGAGAAATATGTCCAAAACGTTCTGACGGCGAAGTCCTAATTAGAAACGTTGGAGAGTTTGTTTTTGTTTTATCTGATATAGACTTAGAATCGAATAAACAACATAAACAATCCATATTTACTAGATTAGATAATTTATAATGTACGCGTATATCCATGCATTGTCACAGAAGAGTCTGGACATTCCGTATAACTAAATCCGTTTTGTTCCCAGAATGCATGTGGACATTTGTTTGTAACTAACCACACACGCTTTATTTGTTGTTTCCTGAAGTCATCGAGAACATGATCCAGAATTTGTTTTCCTAGTCCTCTATTACGATACCTTTCATCTGTAATAAAAAATAAACAAATCTTACCAGTACATGGTTTATACTCTATATAGCCTATCTCTGTATCTTTATCTAAATAGGTAATCCGTTTTTTACTAGCTTCTAATGTTACAACAGATTGGAAGTCAGAAAGCTTCAGTGGAAAATAGCGTAATACTCGCAACATTAATGTAACTAAAACATTTTTTATCAATTTACTTATACTATAATGTGTAATAATGGTAATGCATTATTAGATATTATTTATCTTATGTGTCAGCAAGTTGGGCAACGACATCTGCCATTTGCTTTTTACGGTTGTTTTTATACTTGTAAGATCTCTTTTCTTTTTTTTGTTCTTGTTCTTGTTCTGCTGATTCATTATGATCTTTATTTTTTTCTTCTGATTCTTCTACGCGATCTAATTCAATAGGTTCTGGGTCTACTACAGACTCTACTGCAAATGATCTTGAATCAATAATGTCTATATTAGATTCTAAATCAAGCTCAACTTGTTTAATTCTAGTTTCGGTTTGTTTTAAGTGGGAATATGTGGTAGGATTTCCAATTTTGATATTTTCACCACCTGTATGAACATTTTTCATGGCTTTTTGAATTTTAAAGTCAGTAATTAAGGAGTTTAATTCTTTATAGCTTTCTAGAAACATATTTACAACATATTCGAAATCAACTTTTTTAGAGGCTTCTTCGTAATGAGTTTGAATGTAGAGATCAAAGAATTCTTGAAAATCTTCTTCCATATTAAACAAAATATTCTCATTCTTAATGCTATAGTAGTTACCAAACATTTCAAAATTGCAAATCGGAATCATGGTTCGTTGCATTAATTGACCAATCTGAGCAGACGGAACAATCTCTTTATTAGGAAATGATTGAAAGCAAAAGTATTGAAAAAACTTTTTGTTAGTAGACATTTGTTTAAGCATTGCTGGATATTTAAAAACAGCGGATTTATCACCATTTCTTAGCATGTTATAGTTCACCGTAGATAAATGTTCCCAGTTCTTGCCATCATTGCTTCCTAAAACAGCATTGATATAACTAAATGAATTTTTATTTTCATTCGGTGCAACTAAATAACGAATCAAAATATCTTCTGCTTGGACACGATTTTCTTTAAACTTAATAATAATATTAAGTTGACTTGTATCAAAAGAAGATTTTAGTTTATCAACAGCATGGACTGTATTCTTTTTTTTTACAAACAGACGTTTCTGATTTCCTATCAATGCATCAGAATCATGTATCAATAGATCCAAACTGGCTGGATTAGTTGACCCAGAAGCAGCCTGAACAAATTCGCCATTTTCTATACGAACTTCTATATTTTCTAGTGTATCCAATAGGTTCTTTTTTGTAATAATGGGAGGACTAACATCTTTATTATAGTAAACCGATTTGATTTGTTTCGGTTCATCCGTTTTATGGTTTGCTTTAATGTAATTATAACATTCACTAATGTGATCTACACTTGATTTAATTTTTTTAAATTCATCAAGCTGTGTCTTTAGTTTTATTAATTCTTTCTTTTTGTTTTCATATTCCTGGATGAGCTTGGAACTCGTTTCAGCTATCTTTGTTTCTAATTTACTATGTACATTTTGCAACAAGGTAAAGTAAAATGTAGTTAACTTACCATTTTTAACGGTATCGATTGTATCTAAATCCATTTTTAAAAAAGTAGAATTAATTTATGCTTTTAAAACGTATAAAACATAAATTGATCTATCTAAAAGAAATTATTTCCTTAAAGATGGAAACAGCCCTCCTTAGTATTTTGGAAGATATATCCAAGACCCACCAATTGTCTCACAATGATTTAGTTAAAAAATACAGTAATCGTATCAAGACCATTTCCGATGAGTTTGAAGATCCGGAAATTCATACGAGATGCAAGGGCAAAAATAAAAACAACAAGCGCTGTTCTAAAACAAAGAAAGAAGGTTCAGAGTATTGTTCGATTCATTATAGTCAATATAAGGACAAGGATTCCGATTTTGTCTCCTCTAGTGATGTAGAAAAGAAGAAAGAGGAACAATCTATATTGCACAATATCATTGAAACAACTAAAAAGAAGGGTATCTTGCCTGAAAAAATCAAGAAAATATCGATTGATCAGATTAAATACTATGTGAATAAAAATGAATGGATTTATGAAATGGATCAAGAAACGGAAACCATCATAGATGATATTCCAATTGGAAAGCTGTTTTCTGGGAAACTGATGAGACTTAAACTTGATGAAAATTTCTAAGTTGTCATTCTAATCCTCTAATGTTCTTTGTTTTTCTTTCTATTTAAAATCTTCAATAATTATAAATGAGTACTCACGATGATGATTGCATGTGTGAAGCAGAAGTAAAAACGGATAAACAAAAAGCGAAACAAAAAGGAGATGGATCAGTACTCTCGCAAAGTATTTATGACAAAAACGTGTTATCCCCTGCCGAATTATCAAAGTTAGCAAGTGCAAAACCAAAAGGAATGGTCTCGGGTTGTCCAGGTACAAAACCACTAAAATTAGAAGACATGGAGATTGAAAAAATATTAGTAGAGTACCGTGTAAAAGGTGTTAAAACAATACAAGAAAAACCAAAAAAGGTTGAAAAAATACTAGAGCCTCCAAAGCGTCTATCCATATGTGATGCATTAAAACTAGCTGGATTTCAAATGGACTGGACAAAAGAAAAAGTAGCGAATATGTTAAAGACTCCAGATGGTGCTGAACTGATTAAACGTGTTGATATGGAATACCGTAAATTATCTGGGAAATCCTCTTTACAAGAGAAAGACATTTTAACATGTTTTCCTAATTATTTGAAACGAGAAAAAAGAAAAGTAGAGCTCATGGTAGAGCTAGACGGGGACGATCATATTTTATCGGTACAAGAAGGTAAAGGAAGCAAAGAAGCCAAAGCAGACAAAAAAGATAAATCCAAATTTAAATTATAAAGGGTATTATTCTATCAGAAGACTCGCATTGCGCACGGTAAGTTGGTCTCGTTTCTTTAGTTCTTTGAAGCACTCGATTGTGCACTCGACATCATATTGACTATTGTGAAGAGTTCCACTAGGCATCTTTCCAAAAAGAAAAGTATAGAGTTCCGATAGTTTAGGATATTTATAGGGATCCTTTGGATTCTTGAATTTAGACATGGACGGCAATTTACATAGCGCAACAGAGTCCAACATCGTGCAGATACACGGAACAGTATCTAGTTTTATTTTTGGGAAGACACGATAAAGATGGTAGAATAGTAGGGTCACATCAAATTCAATGTTGTGACAAACTAGATAGGTATTGGGATAGAGTTTATAGTGCTCTATCCATTTTTGTAGAGCTTCTCGGATCGGGACGCCCTTTTCCTTCGCAACTTGTTCCGAGATTCCGTGAATCGCACTGCTCTCCTGTGGAATAGTATATCCGTCTGGGCGGATCACATAGTCGATGTTTTCTTTAGTCTTAAAATCGCCGTTCGTATACTCGACGAGTTGCCAAGAAAGCTGTACGATATGGGGAAACTGCTCGCTTTTGCGAAAATCGATTTCTTTCTTTTTGGCAAGAAATAAGCCGGTCGTTTCGAGATCAAAAAACAAGAAGTACGATGTCATTCTAGAGAGTTATGCTCCCAACAGTGGGTCGGATCAATTTCCATTTACGTAAAAAAAAAATATGACCCATAAATAAATGGGTAATAACAGTTCAACGAAAGAATCAGAACCGGCTGGAAAGCCCGGAACACAAGAAAAAAAACAAAAAAAAAAGGGTGGCTCGAATGAAAAGGAATTTACAAAGAACATTCATAAAACGGACCAGGACTTCGAGATAAATGATAAGAAAGTAACACTAAAAAACAAGCATGGCGCCTTTATTGCCTTCTATGCACCATGGTGCCATTATTGCCATGATTTGGCTCCGAATTGGAACAAGTATGCGAAACAAATGAAAGGTACATCCTTTCATTTTTTAGCGGTAGATTGTACGTCCAATGATTGCAGTAAACTAACAACAGCCCTAGATATCCAGGGGTACCCGACAATTATGTTTGCCGATCCGGAGTCAGGCGAGGTCATGCCTGCCGTATACCAAGATGGTACTCCGATGCAACGTACGGAAGAAGGGATTAAGCGTTTCTTACAGGAGAAACAGATATTATAAACTTGGTTTTTTAACAAAATAGGTATCGGTATCTACTTTTCGGTACCATTCAATTGTTTTCTCGATACCAGTTGCAAAATCCGTTAGGGTATTCCATCCTAGCCCAAGTAGTCTCCCTGAGTCTACAGAATAACGAAAATCATTGAAAGGTCTATCTTCTACATAGTTGATACACTCTTCAAGTGATTTATCCGAAACTAATTTAGAATGCAATAGTTTTGCAATATCCGAAACACGATGTTCATTTTCCGTTCCAATATTATAGATTTGTGCAACTGCTCCGCGAAATAAAATAGCTTCGAATGCGCGGGCTACATCTTCTACATAAATAAAGTTACGAATGGTTTCGCCTTTGCCATGTATGGACATCTTTTTACCGGCTAATAGTTGTAAAATGAATTTAGGAATCAACTTTTCTGGATATTGACCAGGTCCATAGACATTATTACCACGAGTAATAATAATAGGTATGTTATAGGACTTGTAGTAAGACTTTACAATAAACTCAGCAGCAGCTTTACTCGCCGCATAGGGATTGGTGGGATTTAACAAAGACTTTTCCGAACTGGTTTCATTTATTCCCACTTCTCCATAGACTTCATCGGTACTAACATGAATAAAACGAGTAATACCTCCATATGTTCTAACACTTTCTAGAAGGTAATGGGTACCAAGAACATTGTCTTGTGTAAAACAAATGCTATTACCAAAAGAGTTATCAACATGACTTTGTGCTGCAAAGTGAATTACTGTATCTACCTTGTGATGTGTAAAAATATATTGAATAAAAGAGGTATTAGAGATATTTGCGGGATAGAAATGATAGTTACGATAATTTTCAAGGTGCGAAAGACCGGTTAAGGTAGAACAATAATCAACTTTATCAACATTAATAAACTGAATA